CCGGTTCATAAATCAAAAATGGTAAAAACAGAGGAAAACGAATAATCAACATTAGAACTAAAGAAAAAGCTGCTAATACTGAAGTTGTTGTAATTTTTTTAGTATCCATTATTTATCTCCTTTATTTATTTGAAATGTATATTTATTATACCATGAACTCAAAAATCAACATCCAAATATTTCTTCTATATCTTCAGTATCAAAACTAGGCATTTGCCAATTATACAAATCATAAAAAATAGTTAAAGGTTTAACCCAAACATTTTTTGCCATCTTATCATAATCAACCATAGCACCAAACTGATCAGGTAAATTAGATTTAAATGATATAACATCATATGGATAATCAGGATATTCAGTACAACCTTTAATGTAAACTACTTTTACTTTATCCCCTTCATAAATAGATTCCACATCATCTTCAATTTCAGCACGTTTAAGTAACATATTATAACCGATACATCCTTTAATATGATATGGAGTTCCCTTTTCAGCAGAACCATCAAATCCTGTATATTTTTCAATATTATTTGCACTACTATTCTTAGCAATATCATCAGGTGTACTATTTACCATTTGGTTGTAAATACTCTTTGTGAAATCATTAACTTTCTTTTTATCTTGAGTTTTCAAAAGAATTTTATAAAACTCTTCTAATAGTTCTCTAACTTTCTCAGGTGTAGTTGATCTAACAGACTCAAGACCTTTAACTTCAATCTCATGATTACTACCAGGTTCAACTGGACCATCTTCTCCTATAATCACCCAAGCTACATATCTCTTCTTAGCAATGAAAATACCTCTCCTGGCTATCATTTCACGCTTAAATGTAATCTTACATTCTGGGCAATTCTGAGCTTTTAATGCTAACTTCTGTTCAGCAGCATCAATAACTTTAACAAATATAGGTGATATCTTTTCATCTAAGAATTTAGAAGCTTTTTCTATATCATCAAAATCTTTATATCCAAAACTTTCAAGTACTGCACCAGCATGAGTATACAATGAATTATGAACTAATATATCATTTGCAAAAAATGTATGAGGAGAATCTACCATTCCCACATCATATACATATTGTTCTTCATTTCCAATATATTCAATTTCTTCTATTTCATCTATTTCAAATTCCATTTTTTCTCCATACAAATTTGTAATTACCACAATCCCACAATCTACGATAATTATTTCTAAACATATTATCAGATTCAGATTCAGAATCAACAAAATCATCTAATAACAAATTTTTCAACTTAGATTTTTGACATTTGTATCTACTAAAAACTTTACCATTTTTAATATAACAGTAATTGGGCGAAGATATAGAAATAAATTCCATATTTAATATTTTATATAACGAACCATCTGATATTGATATATCACAAAAACTTAATATTTCATTAGGATTATAATTTTGTATAAAATATTTAAATAGCTTACTTGCCCCTCCTATAACATTAATATTTAATTTATTACAAAACCTAGTTAATTCCCATTGATGTTTATTATGGAATGCAAATCCCATTATTGCCACTATCTCATCATTATATTTAAGCCCCAACTTAATTGTTGAATATCTTTTACCTTGAAGATGATTTCTATCACAAAAATTATTAAAATCTTTAGATGATATTACTTCTAAACTACATTTTCTAGCATATATTTTTTCACATTTTCCAAGTTTACTTTTTATAATAGATTTAATAATATTTTTATTTAATATCCAATTTTGCTCAAAAATATGAAATAAAAATACACCATTTTCTATACAAGATTTAGTTTTATTATAATGTCTATATTTTTCTTCTTTAGTTTCTTTTCTATCAAAAGAATGCCAAAACATTCCATTATATTCAATTGCAAACTTATGATCAGGTAAATAAATATCAATTTCTTTAGGATAAATTAATTTTCTATCTGTTTGAATTATATTACTAACACCTAAACTTTTAATATAATTTATTATCTCATTTTCAGCTTTCGATTTAAAAGATTTACAAGATGGACACCCATATCCACTTAGATGATCATTTGGTGTTTGATAGAATTCTCCATGATGAGGACATATTATTTTCACTTTATGTTTAGCACCTTCATAATCAACCATTTCATAACTATACTTATCATTATGAATTTTTTTAAAATCTTCAATTACATTTTTTATTTTTTTCTTTTGTTTATTCTTTGTTAGAACATTTCCGCATTTAGGGCATCCATGACCAGACGAATGAACTGCTGGTAACTGATAAAATTCACCATGAATAGGGCATATTATCTTAATTTTATTTTTTGAATTAATTTCTTGTTCAGGATATTCATATTTATTATCATGAACACAATTAAATTTAGAAATCCACTCATCAAATGAATATTTAAACTTATCAGATACTCTTTCATTAAAACATTTTCTACATCCAACACCAGAAGAATGGGAATATGCCCTTTGAACAAATTCACCATGAATAGGGCATATTATTGTCACTTTATCCTGAACCGTATTAAAAGAAACTAGAGAATAATCATATAAATCTCCATGAATTTTTTTGCATTTATTTATCCATCTAATTAATTTTTTATCCATTCTTTAGCCTAATTATTTTTTCTCCGGGCTTTATTTGCATTGGTTTTTTCTCTATTAATTTACCATCATCTCCAATAACCATACACGAATGATCTTCTGTTACATCAACATATTTTCCTGATTTTGTTTTTATTCTAAAAATTGGTTTCTTTGTTTTATGCCTTTCGACATATTGTATTAATCCATCTTTAACTAATTTATTATCTTCATCATAATATCTTGATTTTATATTATTTGGAAAAACGAATTCTCTGTTATCTTTATAATGGATTTTATATGAATCTGGTTGGTTAGATAAAATATAATTGAACGATTCTTCTACAGTTTTCTTCTCAGAATTAACATATATTTCTGTATTTCCTCTTACTGAATCAGTATCACCATAAACTACAGTTTGTGGGACAGGCTTAGCTCCAATTTTCTTACCAACAGATGTTTCTTCCCATTTTTCTCTAAAGAAAGTATCAACAGAATCCATTGCAGCTTTAATTACTTCTTGTCCAGTAGAAGTTACTGCTAATGCATTATCTTTATCATAAAACCTAGAATATATAGTACCTACATATCCATAGACTGAGTTAATTAAGATCTTATAATTTTGTTGGAGCATCTTATTTAAACGTTCTCCGTCTTTATCTCCTTCGTCATGACATTTGAATTGAAGTTTTTTATGATATTGTCTTTTATCAAACCATTCTTTTACGAATTTCGAAATAATTCCTGGAGTATCATGTCTATATACTGCACCATTAGAAGCAATTGATAAATTCCTTTCTTTAATTTCAGAAACTAAATCTTCAACTGTCATCCCATCATTTGTAGCTTCAATATTTTTTTCCCATGTTTCAACTTCTTCCCCACAAAGAATAGAATTGACAATTTTTGTTGCTCTTCTATTACACTTATATACTTTTGTTTCAGGAGAAATATTATGTTGCATCATGATTGATGGGTATAGAGAAGTTGCATCATATGAAATAACCCAATCCCATATTCCGACTCGGGGATCTTTCACGAATGCTCCATCATATTCAGCTTCTTCTGATGGATCAGCGTCAGGAAGAATAATCTTGTCTAACATTAGACGAGATATAAAAGCTCCGTCAAGGACCCTAACAGTTTTTTCGAATTGTTCAAATGGACAACAACAATTATAACAAATTCCTATCATCATAGAGATGAAACCCAATTTATCATTCAAACGTTTAAGAAGTGCAACGTCTTGAATGTTATATTCTACATAACGTTGCCAATCATTAACATATAATTCCTTTAAAGATCCATTATATGCTAATTTTTTCTCTTTAATTTCGATTTTTGCTATATAATCCAACTTATATGAAGATTGTTCTCTAGGAACATATTTTTTATATAAATCAATATAGTCAATCAAGTTAATTCCTGCAATCTCATAAACTTGTTGTTCTCTTCCAAATCTAAGTTTCTTAGTAACTGATTTTATGTATCCAATTGGGGAAAGTTCATTAGTCTTTTTCTCTCCTATAATTTTATAACCTCTGTTAATTATGTATGGTAAATCGAATAGATTACTATTCCAACCAGAAATAATATCAGGATGTGTCTTTTTTACGAATGCAATAAAAGTTTCAAGTAATTTTTCTTCTGAATCAAATGTTCTCACCCAATCCCTATCAGATAGAACTTGATTACCTTCTTCATCTTTATAATTTCTATCAAAATCTTTCTCTGCAAATATAAAAAACTTATTGTATTTGGTGGAATATACAGTAATTACAGTAATAGGCCATTTTGCTTCTTCTGCTTTTGGGAATCCTTTATCAGAATGAACTTCAATATCCAAAAAATGAACATCAAAATTTGGTGTTTCAAAATCTACACCTGACCACTTATCTAATAAATACCTATTTTCTACTGCTACATCAGATTCAAACAATTTTCGACCTGCAGATTTATACATTTCTTTTGCTTCTCTCATTTTTGAAGAAGTATCAAACACTTTTTTCTTTACATTATCACCAAAAATACTTTTATATCCAGTATTTTCATCTGTTGGCATATAAAAGTAAAGA